GTATTGAAGTCATTTCTTGTGCCTGAAATTGACTTAACCACTCATTGAAATGATTTTCCCTCTTGTAACTATAATTTATAATCTTCACAGTCGTCTCTTGTTCTTCTCTATATGTCAACTCATCACTTATCAGTGTAGCAATTATCAACCCACATGAATCACATACAAGATCACTTGTAACTTGTTCATGAATTATATTACTGTATGAACATACCGGGCATTCACTTAAGTTAGTGTATTCACTTGCCCTAGGGAGATTTTGTTTTTCCACTTGAATGAGATATTCATAAAATATATCTTTTCTCTTGAGGCCAACAGTCTCTCTCACATTAAATATATTATCCGTATTCGTTTCTTCATCCGGTATATCAGCATACTGATTCATATACGGCATACATTTGATAAGGTAATCAGACATCTCACTCTCATATAATTTTTTATTATGAGGATCGGTGTCTATTAGGTGTCTCCAATGTTCAACTTTATTTTTATACCTACTTAAAAAGTTACCTTCCATTATACTTAACCATGTTGTTCAAACTTTTAAGTACTATTTTTTATTTTTATAAAATGTTAACAACTCCACGTGATTATAGTATTATATCAGAGGAATTGGAGTATAAAATTGACCACGAAATGAAATATAAAATTGAAGATGACTTCTGGGAACAGGAAAGTAAGGATTGGGGTGATGATATATTACACGAGTATCATTGTTATGTTACCAATAAACCTTTCAGAAATACAATCATTCCCCAAAATATATATAATATCATTCTTCGTGTAAAATACAACTATGGTGGAAGGGTTTACAAAGCCATCACACAGGATATAAACTTTGTACCTGGGAAATGTGAACAGGACAATATGATATTCAGTATTCCTCTCCGTCATGCATGGATTGTGGATCATGATGATAAACCACAATTAGATATCACGGAGAAGGTCAAGAGGTATGCCGGACCAAGAAATGACTTTCACGGTCAGAACGTCCGATTACAAGATTTGTTATATTATTCCCTAAAAACTTTAGAGACCCGTTTCCCTAAAATAATGCTCACAAATTCTCTAGGTATGAAGAAAATTGTTCTAACTACTGAGGATTGTACAACTGATCTGCGTATTCCATAATTACAACATATCATCACAAACCTTTGTCGCGAGATAAAACTTAACTTCACCAAGGTTTGCTACATTATACTTTAGAATTAGAAACCTATTTCCCTCTTCCTGCATAATTTGCACAGATGAACACATACTCGTCGCCTTTGTAAATATATTCAGGTACTTCAAACTGTAAAGACCCTTCATCTCCTTACTATTTTCAGGACACTCAATACACGTCTCTTGATTCGCAAAATCTCCTTCACAACGGAGTTTCAGTTCTTTACCAAGTCGTGTGATTTCAATTTCACTTCCAATGTTTGACATATCTCTACATAATCTCTGAAAATCTGCGGATTGTAGAATCGTATTACTTGTCATTTTAACGTCAGGAACTTCAATACGACTCTCGTTGATATCAAGAAGTTTAAGTTGAAATTTGGTACTTGTCTTTTTTGATTCACTCGTAATTTCCATATCCATGTATTCCTTGGATTTTATTTCAATTTTGAGAACATCATTATTTGTAATTGTCTTCAAAAGTTTGAAAGTATTTGAAATGTTAATTCCAGCTATGATTTCATCTTGAATACATTCATACTCTTCAAAGTTATCAGCAGCGAGAAACATATCAATGAGAGATGTTCTAGCCGTATCTAATGTAACTATATACATACCCTGTGGACGGAAGTATATGTTAACATCATTCAGGATATCTTTTAAAACTTCAAAAGTTGATTTGATGGCAGATGCCTGAATTGTTACCAATTTCATATTACTAGATATTCCGCGTTTTATCTTTAAATCTGTTGTTCAGAATAGGCAACACCCTTACTCACATCTCTACTTATCTTTTCTTCTAACTCGCGTGTCATAGCTGGTTGTAGTGATACACCATACGATTCCAGTGAGAACATATCAGTATCATTATCCTCACTGTCTAGTGTAGTCATAGAACATGCTCCACCGAAACCACCCCCAATAAGCTCCTTGTTAGGGAGTAGAGAATCAAGCCAATTTTTTATTTCACCACCAATAAGAATTTTTCCATTCTTGGTCAACATTGTGGGTACCCGATTGATTTTATTTTTGTATGCAGGTGGAATACCCTGAGTGTTTATATTATGGTAATGAACAAGTTGTTTCAATTGTGGGTGTTTGTTTACATAGTCAATAACTTCCATCGAGTGTTTGCATCGGGGACTATATATCAGTAGAGACATCTAATATGTATAAGGGTATTTTGTAAAAAAAAATTAACGCATAGTAATAAAGATGATGAACCTGTATTTGATGTTTATTCTTATTGCTGTTGTCCTGTTACTCACAGTCAGACGTGAACCATTCACTGAGATGTTCGGGTTTTCAGGACACACTAAACCTATTGGTCGTATTCGTCTAGATGATTCCAAACCCAATCTTGCTGGGTATAAGAAAGTGGAAGTTAGCGTTGATAACGACCTAATGCAAGAGTTTGTTCTCCAAACTAATAAAGAAATCACCAAGCGCACTGGTCTCTGTACATACATTATTGAGACCACCGATGTTAAGAAGTATATCAAGGAAGACAAAGAACTTTATCAGTGTAGCTTCATGAACGTGAAAAATAGTGGATTTGCGTTTGGTTTCGTGGTTGCATCCTATTTTGAAGTCGTAAATGGAAATGTCAAATTGATATCTCTCCGTACACAACCACTTGAGTCTGAATCCGCATCCAAAATTGCACCCTTTGTGGATAGTGTTTCTGGTAAGGATTTCGTAAACTACGATCTGGTCAAGGAGAGGGCTACACCCACTCTCGGTGAGTTAGAAATGGCTAAAAATAAATTACAGTAATTATAATGATCAGCATCAATGATGTGACAAGGATTGATGAAAAGAGAAGGCAGATCAGGAAGGATATATACACACGAATATATGAACAGTTTTCTCGTAAAATAAAACAATGTGTTGAATTGGGTCACAAGCAATTGTTTTTAACGGTACCCACGTTTGTTATCGGTTGTCCAACCTTTGATAGAGCTGCAGCAGGTAGGTATGTAGCACGACAGTTTAAGTTGGGTGGATTTGATGTGAGACTTGTGAGTGATTATGATTTGTACGTTTCATGGAATATACCCAAAAAGAAGAAGGAAAAGAATATTGAGACGGAAGAAACAGACTTTCCAGATTTGATGAATCTCAAGAAGATGGCTGATAAGTACAGGAGAAGTGCGTAGTCTAGCTATTAATAAAAACACACTCAATGATAAATGGACAACTTAAACGTGCTCGTTGAAGCTAAGAAAGAATACTTAGGACAACTATGCCTCATTATGTCTCCAGTTATGATTGAAGTATTTCATGGCATGTATGAAGAAGCCACAAAACTCTCTAAGGGTAGAAAAAGTCTAATCATGTTTCAAAAGCTTCTCAAAGAGGTTCCAAATTGGTCTAATCAAATGTCTGCTCAACATGCGAGTAACATCGCTGATCGCTGTGCGTGGTTTAGCGACCTTTTAGCCGCTGTTTTTGTTGCATGTACTAAGATTCTGTCTGCAGTTCGTCTCAAATCTGATAACAAGAAGATTTCTTTGAAATTGCCAACTAATGAAGTTTTCATTCAGACGTGCTATAATAATATTGCCAAAGATCTTTATAAAAATCCTTATATTTTCCACGAGGAACAGAGTGAGTATATGAGAGATGATCAACTCACAGAACGTTTTTCTCTGTGTATTGAGTCTACTGTGAAAGAGCTCATTCCAGTTCAACAGATTCTTCAGACGTACATGTCCCAAGATAATAGCCGTGACATTGATCTGGATGGTGAGGTTCAAGATACCGAGGATCCTGATGTATTTGATGGTCATGAAGAGACACCCTTTCCAGAGCCAGAGCCAGCTTCTTTACCCGAGAATGAGGACATGATGGGTGCAGAAGAGCAAATCCAACCAACTGGTCTAGAGAATGAGTTCAAGACGGTTCCCGGTGTTGAAGCACCAGAACCCCAACTAGAACCCCAGTCAGAAATAGAACCTCATTCCGAGCCAACCTTTGGTATTCCACCTCAGGCCGTTGACGAAGATGAAGGTGTTCTCTTTGGTGACGCACCGGATCATCGTGTAAAAAAAACTGCGTATAATTAAATGGAGTTATCCGACTATCTCAGAGACCCGATGACCGCTGCTCTCATAGCCGCTGTTATTACAGCTGGTTATATTCACGCCAAGGCTCAACTTAATAATGAAGGTAAGTTAGAACTTAACAAGTATGCTAAACCAGCTGCTCTCAATGCTATCCTAGTGTTCTTCGTTGTATCAAATGGTATAGGACAAAGAGAAACAATTTCTAATGAACCTTTTTAAACTTAAAGAATACACTTATAATATAAGAAAATGGCGTCTGTCACTGCGTTCAATGACATGCTTTCTCAATTTCTTGTGGAATTGCACAAGACTTTTCCAGAGGAAAAGGGTATCAAGAAGATGACTACATCTTTTGAATTAATTAAGGACACAAACCCCCGTCTCATCGTTGATGGTTTTATGAATGGGGTGACCCCTTATGCCGATAAGATTTCCGGTAAGGATGAATCTTTCCTTTTGGAGGAGATTGAAACGATTGACTTCCTCAAGGATTTGAACATTAAGAGTTATTGGTCTCGTATGAGTGACTCTACAAAGGCTGCGACTTGGCAATACCTTCAGACCCTGTATATGCTTGGTATGACAATTAACTCCGTCCCAGCTGATACACTCAGTCAAATTGAGAAGATTGCTAAAGGTGTAGCTGATAAGATGCAGTCGGGTGATGGTGATATTGACCAGGATGCCCTAATGAAGATGATGGGTAGCATGCTTGGTGGTATGAACAAAAAATAAACCTTAATATATATTAAATGAAGACCTGGTTTGAAGATCCTCAGCAGCTCATTAGTTCTGATCGGGTTCTTCAATTCTGGCCAAATAATGAACAAACCCCAGAAGACCGAATTAATGCCTCTTCTCGTTTTATAATTTACGCATGTTGTATTATTTACGTTATTCGCCGTGATCCACGGATTTTCGTCCTTGGTAGTACTCTTTTAGGTGTTCTTTATGTGATGTACAAGTCTAAAATGATCAAGGAAGGATATGGGTATGGTCTTAGTGTGAGTGGAGACGGACGTGGATGTCAAATGCCAACAATGGAAAATCCCATGGCTAATGTACTTATGACAGATTATTCTGACGCCCCTAACCGACTTGAGGCCTGTTACTACCCAACGGTGAAACCATCTGTTAAGGCGTATTTAGATGATCGTATACCATATGATTCCGGTAGATCTAGATCACCCCATCCATCTCAACACCGCAATGCATCTGCTCGTCAGTTCGTAACGACTGCTGTTTCTCAAATTCCAGGCGATCAAACTTCTTTCGCTGAATGGTGTTATGGTCCCAAAAATGGACGTGATTGCAGGACCAATCCTGAAATGTGCAGCCCAAACGCTCGAGGTGCTCAATTAGAGGCTTTTGCAGGTCTTGACCTCGCTGGTGATAGCCGAGTATCTCATCGGGGCCACGGAATTGGTTCATCTTAGATATAAATATTCTCATGTAATAATAAATATGGCATACCAATTACAACCTGGTCTTGCAATAGTTCAAAATACGGGTGCTCTTCCATCGGTGAAGGCGACTGAGGAAGTTTTCGTTTACCCTCAGCCCAGTACCCTTAACTATTGCTGTCGTCCAAATACGATGCTTTATGGAACCGCCCCCTATATGGCTGGTAAGGGTTCCCCAGCGCAATTCATCGAAGTGAGTGATCAACTTCGCCCCCAATCTACCTCGCGTTTCAATAAAGTCGTTGTGCCAACCTATGAACGTAACCTTTTCCCCCTCTCCAATATGGAGTGTAAGGTACCTCTTCGTTCTATTGGTTATGAACCAATGAGTACTCGCGCGGAACTCCAGAACGGTCTCTTTCAACGAAGATACGCTAATAAAAATGTTACTAAAAACTAAGAATGGCGGATCCTATTTCACTTGCAGCTATCGCTGGTTTAATCTTTGCTGGTAGATCATTGAGTTCCCGGTCTAAACCGGAGCCAGTTGAATCAACTCCAACTCCAACTCCAACTCAAGAACCCCAATTTACTTATAATAATGATGATGTTCCTGATTTTATTGATCGTGATTTTGAAGCACGTGTAGAAGTCCCTATGAAGAAAGAAATGGGTAGTTTTGGTGACACCAACCCTCAACAGAGGAGTGGTGGTCAAGAGATTCTCAATATGAGAAACCGTATGTATGACACTGGTCGCATGAACAATCTTTCCCCAGTTGAAAAGCAATTGGTTGGTCCAGGTTTGGGTATTGGTTCTAATACTCCAGCAAGTGGTGGTTTCCAGCAGATGTTCCGAGTAAACCCAGAGAATGTGGGTGCCTACCGTCTCACTACTCTTCCAGGTCGCTCTGGTCCAGCTGCGGATGTAACTGGTGGACGTTCCGCTGTTGTCGGTGAATTGCAACACAATAAACCTGATACCACATCATATCTCCCATCCCGTCTTCCAGCGATGCCTGGTCGTGCCCAGGGTATGTCTGGTGCTGTACCAAGAGCAAGTCATCAGAAGACAATGAGAACCACGAACCGATCTGAGACTGGTCTTCGTGAAGATGGATTAGGTTTCAATGGTGCGAAGCGTTTCATATCTGCCCAATCTATGCCTCAAGATCCCACTCGTTTCAAGAGTGATCGTAACGATCAACAATTTGCTCACTACAGCCACGCGTCCCCTGGTATCACCAATTTCACTGGTGCCTATGAGACCAGTGCGGCTGCTAAGATTACTTCAAAGAACAATGAAGAGTTGATGAAGTATGGGTTCCGCCCAGAAGATCGTCGTGGTAAGGCTAACCGTATGGGTAACGCTGGTCGCATGAATGTGAGAGAGAGTGCACTCAAACAGGGTGGTCGCCTCACAGCTGTACGCTCCGATACTTCCCGCATTGATGGTCGTGTGAACGCTGCAAATGGGGCTTGGACTCAAAACTACCAACAGAAGCCTTTTCACCAATTCAACGCCTATAAGGGTAATGAGAATCCATATTCTCGTGACTTAGGAATCGCAGCCAGGCAACTCCAGAACAACCCATTGTCTCACAGCATTTGCTAAATTTACTTTATTAATTAGACAAAAACATTCATTAAAATATTGTACCTATATTTTAATGAAGGTTCATACCCTTGATATAGACAGTGGCGAGAGAGATACCAATGTATATACACACGCCAATAATTATTCAATCACTCTCAAAGAAGCTATTTATGACGTTACATATATTAAACTTGTGTCTGCTCGTATTCCAACCCCTCAGTTAACCACATGTGTTACGAATAAATCATTTACTGTAAAAGGTTCTGGTGGTAATGATGTTTCTTCTACCCTAATTACTTTAGATGAAACCAATTACACTAATGGATCAGCCCTTGCCTCTGATCTTGATACTAAAATGCAACCACCTATAACATGTATAGATTCTGTTATATTTGACACTGATACACAAGCTTTAACATTTACAAATACTCATAGTAGTAATAACTTCACCTTATCGTTTTTTGATGGACAGAATGGATACTTAAGTAATACAGCTATTACAACACCTCACCAGGTTATCGGATTTTCTTCTTCTAACCATACATCATCAGGAAATAGTATTGTATCAGGCGCTATTAATCTGGAAGGACCAAACTCCCTCATTCTTCGTATGAGATCTGGGTCTGATGAGTTTACAAAAACTGTATATTCAGCGACACCATTCTATACAGGTCATATTCTTACGGATGGTACAGACTTTATAAACTTCAACGGTACAGATGACCCACTCACACACGAGTTCTACAGTGGACCACAGAAGTATATAAAAGAAATTCAATTGGAGTTCTTCTATATGAGTCACGGGCGTCTCATTCCATATGATTTCAGAAATCAAGATCACATTTTAAAATTTGAAATTACATGTTCTACAGATAAGTTAGAGGGTCTCCCTAGAGTTAAAGTTCCACTAGATGATGAGGTTGTTGAAAAGGATTTGCCACCACCAATAAGTATCACCGAAGCTGTGGTTGATTCTTATAAATGGAAAGAATATCTTTCTATTAGTATTATTGTGTTTATTGGATTGGTTCTCCTAATCCTTATGAAGCGTAAACCAAAAATTACCGGGTAACCGCGTACACAGGTTGAGCAGGTTTAGAAACACGGGTGGAGATCGTGGAGATGATCAGGTATACCGCGATGGAGAGGAGAGTAGTGAGGAGCGCAGTGAGGACGTACTGAGAACCACCGTTCTTGGGTACCTTGATCACCTGTTGGATGAACCAACGGACGAGGTCCATCCACGACATGGCAGCCGCGAATGAAAATCCCGCGACAATGGCGTTGAGTGATTGAGTCTCGAGCTCTTGTGTCACGAGGCTGACAGTCTTTAAAGCTTGAGTAGAAACAGTTTCCATTGTATATTTATAACATATATATAGAAAATATTATTCAGGTAAAAGTTCTTCTTTCTCTACTAATTTCTTATACTTGGGTCTCCTGATAACAGGTGATATGGCAAATATCTGCTCCTCGTCATCTGAAGAATCCTCTTCGGTACTGGATTCTGATTCGTCTTCATTTGTGACCTTAAATGATTTATAATCGCAATTCGTCCAACCTTCTGGTTCATTAGATTCCCATGTGCTCATTACTATTAATAGCATTTTTTAACAACTGTTCTGTCGGGTTTTGGGGGATCCAGGTGTCCCATGTATCAAATGCCTCATTTACCCAGATGAAAACTGGGTCAGTACCCGAGTACCTAACAAACTCCGGGCAGTCCTCTGGTTCAACGTCCTCCTCATCTTCATCCTCGTCTGATACCTCTTCATTGTATATTTCCGGCATGGTGGATCCAATTGTCTCACCAACTGTCTTCATTGCACAATACTTCATCGCATATTCCATATCTTCTGAAAGAATTGTATCTCTTCCACAAGCTTTGCAATATTCAGCTGCGAGTAAAGTACTTTTCTCTATAACAGGTAGAAGGATATTGGTCATATCAGAAATATACTTATCCAACATTCCATCACCTCCATCACCGAAACCAGTTTGCATATTCATTCTAATATTTAACGTCAAAAAGAGTTTTGGCAATTCCCTCACCAACACGTAAAATGTTGTGACTCAGTGCGTAGACCTTAAGTTGTCTAGCATAATCTACACATGGGGTCAGACTTAGGTTCAGGATTTGCTCTTTCACGAGACTAAAATTAATTTGTCCAGTTGGGTACCATTTCTCGGGTTCTAAGGCAAAACTATACGAATAGAATCTCCTGATGAGTTGTGTTTTGGAGTGATGGATCGCGGCCTGGACAGCTTTGAGAAATATAACGTTACCTGTTTCTTGTGTGATGATTGGTTGACCATCTAGGTCAAGTGTGAGGTAGTCAAGATTCTCATAGAGAATGTATTTACCACCTGTATCTGCTAAGGTATTATCATAATCAAATGGAGTCATAAACTCACCTTCTGCTGTACCAACATCACCTTGCCTTTGAATCACAAAGTATAGTTCTTTCACTGGATTTACAAAGTCTAATTTGAAATCACCCTCTTGTTCACCTTGAGCGATATCAAAAATATTCTGTTGCACTTGCGTGATGACATAATCAGTCTTTTCTGATTCAATTTTGATTCGGTCACACGATTCTAAGAATATAACTTCTGCACATAATCTAAAATCTTTTAGGTGAATAGTCCCAGGTGTCACGGGTTGAAGAGATCCATTAGAACCTTTTATGATCAAGTGATCATGATTGCGAAGTTGAATCTCAACTTCAACTTCTTGTTTCTTTATGGCACAGAGAGGTATCGCCAATTCTGGATTATTGTAAAAATAAAAGGGGAGATCCACGAAAAACTCATCCTCTGTAGTAGCTGTTCCGATCACACCAAGGATATCTTTGTCTGATACTCTCTCTGATACTGTTCGTTCTGGATATTTACCAATCAACTCCTTGAGGGCTCTCTGTTTCGTTTGAGTGACATTGTGTTCAGTGTAAATCTGAAGATAATCACTTGGTAACCTCTGTATAACCTTCCCACCCACGATGAGATCTGCATGCTCTATGAGAGCATGACCGATAGACTCTATAAATCTAGGATCATCGTAAATGAGGGTGGAAATGATTGGTAACTTAATCTTCACACTGAGCGTTGATAATAAGTCACCGGTATTTTGAGAAATCCTAAATCTCACTTTACTTCCAAAGTCAGCAGTGGTCTCTGGATCTATATTCACATATTCTTTTGCAAAGTTTGTATGTTTTCTGAAACTCTGTAAAAAATATGTATAGTCTGGATTAATTGTGAAGAACCTATCTTGTGGTCCAGATGTTAAAAGCTGTACACGACCAGCCATTACTAATATAACATTCTAAAATTTTAAACCTGCTAAACCAGCATTGATACGAAGTATGTTGTAGTTGACTGCGTATACTCTGGTATTGTTATTCTCATTTGCATTTATGGGGTTTATTTGAATTGTGAGAAGTTTATGGGATATTCTACTCATGTTGACTTGCCCAGTTGGGTAGTACACTTCTGGGTTGAGGGAAAAGCTATACATACCAAACTCCGACTGTTTATAGTTTGTACCAACTACATATTTTGGGGGACTGACATGATACTTTAGAGCCTGTTCGTAGACAAGAAACTTACGATCTCTATCAAACACCACCTCGTTATTAAACTTAAGTTTCACATTTGTAATAGTATTATACCTATTTGGATGATTGTTTGTCACAGCCTCCTCCGATTGAGATACAAAAAAGAGTTCCCTCACCGGATGTGAAAAATTCAACATAACAGATTTAGTATTATCACCAGGTTTCATGACAAATTGAGACATTTGAACTTGTGTGATAACATAATCAATCGGTCTGGTCATGAGATAATCACGTTCCCTATTTGTGAGAAATACAAACTCTGTGTCTATAGAACATTTTATAAGATTCGCAGAGACGCCGTCTGATGCACCACCCTCAATGAGTTCCGAAAGAGGCCTCAATTTAATTTTAACTTCAACTAATTGTTTTGTGAGGGCACATGTTGGTATAGACAGACTCGGGTTACGGTAAAAGTAAAATGGAAGGTCCATAAAGTATGTGTAATTACCAGTGTAACTCAAGAGTCCACCGTGACCATTTAGAAAGTAAACCGTCTGATCAGTGTCATCATCGGTGTTGTTAAGCTGTTGATGCATGTAAATGTATTCCCCTGTAATTTTTTCGATACTTTGACCCCCTATGAGAAGTTCAGCACTCTCCACCAAATGTGAAATAATAGATGGGGACCATTCATCACCCCCAGGTGAGGGATCATCTAATATAACTTTTAGTGTCATATTATTAATCACATCACCTTTATCATTTGGTATACGATAATGAAGGGTTTTACCAAAATCAAGATCAACGCCATCAAATTGACATTCTACATAATCAATCGCGAACTTTGTGTGTCTCCTAAAATTCATCAGGAAATACGAAAACTGTGGATCTCCTGTGAGCCACTGGTCTTGGACTCCAGTGGCAGCCAGCATCAAGCGACCCGACATTCCTATAGTATGTGAGTAAAATTTTGTTAAATAAAACGAGACACTACTATAGAATGAATCTTCAATTGAAGAAGTTCAAACCAGAGACGATATCTGATGACAGGGTATGTGTTTTTATAGGTAAAAGAAACACAGGTAAATCAACACTGGTAAAAGATATCATGTACCACAAGAAACATCTTCCAGCTGGTATAGTTCTCTCGGGTACAGAGGAGGGGAACCATTTTTATTCTGAGTTTATTCCCGATCTCTTCGTGTATGGTGATTATGATAGAGACGCTATAGAGAGGGTCATGGCAAGACAGAGAAAGTTAGTGGGTGCAGGTAAACAGAATTGTGGAGCTTTCATGCTTCTAGACGATTGTATGCATGACAATAAGTTTCTCAAAGATACCTGCATCCGACAATGCTTTATGAATGGGCGACATTGGAAGATTTTTTTCATGTTGACAATGCAATATTGTATGGATCTCCCACCAGCACTTCGAGCCAATGTTGACTATATATTTCTTCTCCGAGAGAATATCCTTCAGAATAGAGAAAAGTTATACAAATCATTCTTCGGTATTTTTCCTAATTTTGATATGTTCAATAAAGTGATGGATGCGTGTACAGAAAACTATGAATGTCTCGTGTTAGATAATACAGTAAAATCAAACAAGATACAGGATTGTGTTTTCTGGTACAAAGCTAGTGTCAGAAAGAATTTTAGAGTTGGAAGTCCAGACCTCTGGAAACTTCATAAAAAAATGTTCAATCCTAGGTATCTCCAGCAGAAAGAGGATGATACTAAAAATGCAAACAAGAAGACAAAATTAAAGATTACGAAGACGAAATAATGAACAAAAACTCTGTAACCTTCGTAGAACGATTTTGCAGGTTGCGACTCCCCCTGTAACAGTTGTAATCAATTTCAATTTTTTCGTAATTATAAGGTTTCAACATTTCTGTCCATTCTTCAGGAGTTATGAAGCCTTCGTTACTATACGACACCAAGGTATGTTTAGCCTTTTCAGAAGCCAACCGTAATGTAAGTTCCATAGCATCCTTAATTTGTTTTTTATAATTGTACTGACTCCTGTTCCAATCTACAGGGATACCTGATACTTTTGAAAGTGTATGAGGTCTCTCATTGGTACAAATTAAGTTTAACATGAAATAATTTGATCCATATGGATGTTGATTATAGGGTGGATCTAAATATATGAGATCAACCTTCGGTAGTTCTCTCAAAAAATCGCATGCATCCTTTCTATGTACATGAACATCACGATGACCGTCAATCCATATAGGTGATTCAACCTCAATACGTTTCATAATTCGTTCTTGTGCGTGACCACCCTTTCCACCCCAACCACCTTTATGAAAACCCTTGAAAACACCAGATGTATTCGTATGAATACTCGCCTTTACAATAAGAGGGCCCAGACAATAGGATTTTAGATGATCCGGTACATTATGTTGAATATAATACATCATGGCGTCAATTCTTCTAGCATTTTCAGGTGTATAAAAGCATCTATCACAGTTATCATTAGGTGAATAAAGTTCAGTGATAAGTCCATTTTTATCAGGTACTATATTCATAAGTTTGATATGTCCAATAATATCTTCTTGATCTACACGTGATGGTGTTTTTAAGAAACAAGTTGAAAGAGTCTCACAATATTTCTCAAGATCGTTTACATGTAGTTGTTCACAATGTGTTAACAGCATTCTTGAAACAACACCGGAACCAACGAATGCATCCGCACATGATTTTGGTTGAAGTCTTTTAATTACATTTTCTATAGTATCTACCAACTTCCGTTTATTACCTATGTATGTTATCATAGGCTGATTTACATACGTTTTCATATCTATGGTGATATATGATGACTTCCTTAAGTGACCTCTGAACAGTATATTTCATAATTTCCATACGTTCACTCGCTCCCCACATAGAACTTTTATGGGGGAACTCGTCATACTTGTGGGTCTTAACACAAAAAGTTGCAAACTCTCGGTTAACATCCTTTATTATGTCTATTTTTGACAATATATCTGATACGTCAAAACTTGTATCTTTTTTCATTTCCCAAACTAATGGTTTTCTTCCAAAGTTTGAGAGTGGACCGATTCTATGAATTATACTTTCACTACTATGGAAGTCACAACCAGAAGCAAAGACCAAATAAGGTGAAATTGGTAAATCTTTGAATAGATGCCATGATGCATTCAGATTTTTGAATACTCTCTCTATCGCGTTACCTAAACCTTGTTTTTTCATGGTCTTTGAGAACCTTAAATCATTTGTACCTTGATACTTGTCTTCTACGATCAAGAAACAATATTTTTTGTTATCTATGATAATATAAAATATACCACCATCCGGACTCATGAAACACTTGTCGTTATCATATCCTTCAATCAATTCAGAAACCTTGATACTTTTCTGCCAATGAAAAGTGGCATTTATATCAAGTTGTTTGATGTATTCAGAACAAAAACGTTTAAAATCCTCCAGGATACAATTTAACGTGTACTCAGATTCCTTACACACACCAGAAGCAATAGCAGACCCTTGGTGAATAGTTTGTAAATGTGACATATTTTATAACATTTAAGCGCGTAACTTAGGACTTGCAAAAACATTTAACTATAACAGATGTCTACCGATCTAAATACTCTCAATCTCTCTGACAATGGTGATGGAATGGTACCTTTACATGACAAACCAGGTACCAGTTTTGTCAACCGTGAAGCGTTTTCACATCCCGAAAAAAATGTGGGTGAAAGTAAAGAGACGACAATGGATTCTACCCCTATTAACGATTTGATGATGGAAGCCCCTATGATGATGGAAGAACCCAAAATGCAGGGTATGATGCCACAAATGACTGCCCCTAATCCTCAGGGTGCTTACACATCCCCCCAGGCGCAACAAGCTCAACCAGAGAGCAAGAACCCTTTCAACCTCACCGACGATCAAATGATTGCCCTCGTCGCGGGTGCTGCCGCTGCCCTCGCGGTGTCCAAGCCTGTGCAAGATAAATTGGTGACCTCTATTCCCAAGTTCCTTAACGAACAAGGGAGTAGGAGTGTGGTTGGTCTTGCATCTACTGGTTTAGTTGCGGCTGTGGTATTTTACTTAGTGAAGGACTACGTCGTGAAGCATTAAACAT